GTCGCCGAGCGGGCCCGCGCCGCCGTGGGCGACGACGCGGTCGTCACCTGGGCCGGCCTGCGGCTGGTTGAGATCTCGGCCGCTGGCGTGACCAAGGCGTACGCCCTGGAGCGGCTCTGCCGGCGCCTGAGCATCGACGCCTCCGAGGTCGTCGCCGTCGGCGACATGCCCAACGACCTGGCCATGCTGGGCTGGGCGGGCACCGGGGTGGCGGTCGCCAATGCTCAACAATCTGTACTGGACATCGCTGATGAAGTGATCCCGAGCAACGTCGATGACGGCGTTGCTGTCCTGCTCGAACGCATCCTTGCTGCGCAGGCGGATCGCGCTCGTTAGCCCTCTTCGTTCGGAACGGGCATGGTGCCGTAGAGGTAGGCGAACTCGATCCGGCCGCCAGCGGCGATGACCTCGATGAAGTGGAGTGGCCGGTTCTCCTGGTCGTAGGTGCCACCCTTGATCACCAGGACCGGGGTGCCCGGCTGCAGGTCGAGTCGCTGCTGCTCAGTCGGCGTGGGCATCCTGGTGGTGATGACGTCGTGCGAGTAGGTCTCGCCGAACGCTTCCCGCAGCAGCTCTGGCATGCCGCCGCGGTTCGAATCGGCCAGGTCAGGTGCCTTGTCGGTGACCATCTTGGGGAAGTGGGAGGCGGCCAGCATCACTGGCGGCTCGCCCTCGGTGCCGAGCACCCGGTCACGGACGGTGACAACTGTACCGGGCTCGATGCCCAGCCACTCGGCGGCCTCGGGCGAGGCAGGCGCCTGGGTCACGGTGGTCTGACCGGCTGGCCGGAGCCCCTGGCGGGCGAGGGTGTGATACCAGCCGAGCGAGGTAGAGATGTCGGTCGACAGCCGCCGCGGGACGGTCTGCTCGCGCACGAACACGCCGCGGCCCTGGTAGGAGACCACCAGACCCTCGGCCCGGAGCTGGTCGACCGCGACCCGGATCGTCCGGGAGCTGACGCCCCAGCGCTCTATCAGCTCTCGTTCGCTTGGCAGTTGGGCGCCCGGCGGGTACTCGCCGCTGCGCAGTTGTTCGCGTAGCGCGTCGGCGATCTGGAGATACGCGGGCCGGCCGGAAGCGCGCGAGACCATCGAGCTCCTTTACGTCGCTGTACCTGAGCACCTTTGGTGCAGCAATTCTACGCCGAGGGGGTTGACTCTCCTCGGCATCCGCTGTACTTATGTGCATAAGCATAGAAGATTGTATCGGCCAGGAGGCCACTTCTTCGGTTGCCAACCGGGCGCCGGAGAAGCGGCCTCCTCCAATCCCGAAAGGGGGTGAAACGCATCGACCGAAGCAAGCCGCCTCCACTGCCCGACTTCGTGGTCACCGATCAAGTCGGCCTGTATACGGCGTTCGGAGTCGGTGAGCTCGTTGGCGTCGAAGGAACCGAAGATCGAGTGGTGAACCTGTCGCCCCGATCAGACGTGGCGTGTCCCATGCACGTGCTCACGCTGGTTCCCGACGCCTGCCGCTCGTGCCGGTTCCTCGCCGGCGAGGTCGTGCCCGTCAGTCAATAGGGGAAGTGGCGGTAACGACCTGGGGCGGGTCCGGGGATGCGGGGACCGGACCCGCCCCAGCATCCGGGAGGAGCCGGTTGGACGAGCGGGAGGAGTGGATCGAGCACAACGCGGCGCAGGCGCGGCGAGCACTGCTCCACCCGGGTGTGCGGGCGGAACTGCTGGCCCTGCTAGGCACCGACAACAGCGCACAGCGGCAGGCACGCCGGCAGGAGGAGGCCCGGCGCGAGCTGGCCTCGATGGAGCTTCGCTGGAAGCTCGCGGAGGACGAAGTATGGGGACCCTAGAGACGATCTTCGGAACCGTCGTCGTCGTGCTGGCCGGCATCGCCGTCATCGGCGCCCTGGTCGTCGTGGTGGTGGCCGAGGTGTACGCGATCCGGCGCACGATCGAGCGCCACCGCAAGCCCGACCCGTATGAGGACTTCTGGCGTCACCAGCGCGCCCTGACCGAACCGAAGTGATCTAGGCGTAGATGGCGGGGGTTGTGTCGGCCAACTCGGCGGCGCGGTGTACCGCCATGACGGCCGCCACGGCAGCGTCGATCCGGCGCTTGGAATCCTTGTGCTCCTTGGCGAGCCGGGCGCCGCGTGAGTCCTCCCGCAAGATCGCGTTGGCGACGTGGCGGCCCAGCGCGCTACTGCCGTCGTGGGTGAGCTCGCCATCTACCACCAGCTGATAGAAGCGGGCCGTAGCCGGTCCCATCCGGGCGGCATTCTGGAAGAACTCATGGACGGGCAGGCCGTCGCCATCCAGCACCTCAAGGGAGCGTTGCCAGCGGTAGGGGTCGGCGGCTACCTCGAGCACCCGCCAGCGCTCGCACGCGGCCCGTATGGCGTCCTCCACGGCCACTACAGGCACCCGCCAGTCCCGGGCGCTTCCGGGGCCTCCCATAGCCGGTAGAGCTCCACGTGCGGGCGGTCGTCCACCGTGGCGACGACCAGCGCCGTGCAGTCGCGGGAGAACGACCCATCGAGGGCGATGACCACCTCGGCGCCCTCGACGATCGACCGCCCCGGGGCGGCGCACGCCTGCCAGGCACCATCGGGCAGCCAGGAGTCATCCTGGGCGACCCATTGGCCGAGCCGGTAGCGACGGAACGCGGCCTCGCGCATCTTGGGCGGGAGGGTGGCCCGGAGCGCGTCACGGTGCAGGAAGTCATCTAGCGCCGGGTTCGCCACCTCCCAAGCGGCCTCATCATCGACGGCGCAGCCGGGCGGGGCGGCGAACTCACGAAAGTAGAACGACGGGTCATCCTGGGCCCGGCCGTGGTCGACCAGCCGCCGCATAACCGAGTCATCCTGCCCGGCTTTCGGCGGGGTGGAGATGGCGAGCAGGAGGGATTGATCGCGCTTGCCGGCGCGGGCCTCCATCGCCTCGTACACGTCATCGGTGACCACGTGCAGCTCATCCACGATCGCCAAGCTCGGGTCCCACCCTTGGAGGGCGCCCGGGTCGGCGGGGAGGGCCATGAACACGCTGTTGGTCCGCGGCTCCAACAGGTGGTCCTTGAACACCTGCACCCGGTCGGCGAGGTCCTGGTCGAGCTCCACCATGCGCGCCGCGGTGGTGAAGATGATCCGGGCCTGCCGCTCGTCAGAGGCGACCACGAGCACTTGGGCGCCCTCGGTCCGGTCGCCGAGGAGTCCGTAGAGGCCGAGGGCGGCGGCCAGCGTGCTCTTGCCGTTCCCGGCCGGGATGGAGACGAGGGCTTGGCGTGGGCGGGGCTCGTCCATCACCGCGGTGATGATCTGACGCTGCCAGGGCCGAGGTTTCATACGCTTGCGTGCCCCGGTGCCCTTCGGGACGGTCACATAGCGTTCGATGAACCGCACCGCCCTGGCACCGCCCTGGCGCGGGTACCAGCGAAGGTCGAGCGGAGGGGCCGCAACGAGGCCCTTCGGCCCGGCCCTCATCGGCATATCCTGGCGCCATGGATGAGACCAACCCCGCAGCCGCCGCCAGCCGAGTCGCCGTCGAGTGCCTGACCCTGTGGCTGGAGCAGGACCGACAACGGGCAATCGACTACATCGCCAAGCTCGAAGTCGACCCGAGCGGGCCGGGTCCAACCAACCTCATCGTTGGTCTGCTCAACTTGAGTTCGTGGCTGGTGTTGACGTTCGCCAGTGCGCAGCGCGCCACAAGCGAGGACGAGCTTCGAGAGAAGGCTGGAGTCATCCTCCGCGAGTTCTTGCGGCAGCTCTCCGAGTAGCGGCCCGGCCTTCACCCGACCACCGGGGGCGGCTCGGGTGCGGAGTGTGTCGGAAACTTCGGCTGGCGCGGGGTCGCGGGTGGTGCGCTCAGCAAAAGGCCCGACGCCAGCCACGCCGAGCGGCGCGAGTTCTCCGACCGGCAGAGCACTCTGAGCGGCCCGGATGCTGGTCCTCCGGCTGCCACCTCGACTACGTGGTCGGCCACTAGGTCGGCGCAGGGGTGGGCGGGGTGCTGGTCGAGGCCGGGGCACCAGTCGCCCACGGTCGCGCGGTGGTCGGCGACTAGGCGGGCGCGGCGCTTGCGTTCGGCTGCGTCGTCTAGGTCGGGGCGGCGCTGGCGCTTGGCGCGCTGGTGGTCACGCTGGCAATCCTGACAGCGGCTCTTGCCTCGCACGCTGCGCCCGCAGCCGAGGCAGTTGCGGAGCAGGGTTCGGGTCATCGTGGCTTGCGCTTGCGGGTGGTGCGGCGGCGTAGCTCGGCCGCACAGGGTGGGCAGCGGTCGCCGTACATGACGGGGCCGTGGCAGCCGAGGCAGACGGGTGGCCGCTTCCGCGCCCCGGTGAGGGCGGTGTAGAAGTGCCTGCCCTTACCCACGGAGCCGGGCCAGGGTGAGCAGGGGCGCCGGGGTGGGGTGCCGTGCCCAGCCAGAGCGGACACCCGCAACCCCGGCACCGTGGTAGGCGGGCACCCTGACCACGGCTACATGGTCGAGGGTGGCTCTCGTCCTGGTGACGCGGGTCCGCTCCGCGTTCCAGCGACTCCCGCCTACCACCTCGGCGAATCCGACCGAGAGGCCGAGCGGCACGCCGTCGCGGGCCAGCTCTAGCACCTCGTCGCCGAGGCTGGTCTTGCTCACTCTCCACGCGCCCCACGCCGCATCGGCTCGCTCTTCGAGCTCGACCGTGACGCCGATGGGTAGGGTGCCGGCGTCTCTCGGGTGGGTCGCGGTCAGCGGCACGCGGGCCGGGTCGGTGCCGGTCAGCGCCCCGCGCTCGAACACCTCGACCACGAGCCGGCCGCGGTCGACCACGCGGGCAGGGGTTCCCCACGGCAGAAGCGGACCGTGGAGGGTCCGGCCCTCCCCGTCGTCGCGCAGCTGCAGGCCAGCCGGGTAGTAGCAGCGGTCATGAGTCACGCGACGGCACCTCCGTCATCGGGGAGCGGCCCCCGGTCCTCTAGCTCCCGCACTTCGTTGACGGTCAGGAACCCGGCCCGGATGGCGATTTCATGCGCCTCATAGCGGCTCTTCAGGTCGACGCGGACCATGCCGGCCGCGTTGAATCGCGCGTGCTGCGTGCTCGGCAGGAGCGCCGAGATGGCGTTCTCAAGCCTCACCAGCCAGCCGCGCACGGTGTAGGTGAGCAGGTCAAGGCTGCGCATCTCGGGCGAGGTGTAGGCCAGCGGCCCCGCCGTGCTCCCGCCCACCATCTCCGGCGGCACCCCATAGAGGCGGGCGATGGCCTGCACGTTCGCCTCGATGGTGCCGAGAAACTGTGACTCTTCGGGCTTGACGCTGATGAGCTCGAACTTCGCGCCGGAGAGCACGGCCGGCTCCCGGTTGTTCTTCCGGCTGGCGACCCATTCCGCCTTGAGCTTGGCGGCGCCCTCTTTCTTGGGGTCGCGGTCGGCGTAGATGACGCCGGAGGGGATGCTGCCGTCGCCGAACCATTGCGCCCCGAACTTCTCGGCGGCCAGGCCGAGGCCGATGGTCTGCCGTGCGTACTCGACCGGGGAGAGGCCGAGCACGGCGCCGGGGAACGCATAGGCCCGGACGTGCCACACGTCGGCGGGGTCGAGCTCCTCCCCGTTCAGCCGGTAGGACAGCCGCCCATCGGGGAGCACGGTGACGCCGAGGCGGTCAGGGTGGGCGAGGTCGACCTGCGCCGGGAGCAGGGTCGAGCCTGACCGGGCGGTGACGATGCCGTAGGCGTTGCCGCGGAGCAGCAGCGACACCATGACGGCATAGAGCCATTCATTCAGGCTCATCCCGGCGGCCGGCTGCCTGAGCAGCGGCGGGAGCTCGGGCAGCGGGTCACGTTCGCCGCGGCGGTACACGTCAAGCGGGAGGGTGCTCACGGCGTCGGCCAGGAGCCGCACGCATGCCCAGACGGCCGAGAGCTGGAGGGCCTGGTCGGTGCCGACCGGGACGCCGGCATGGGTCGGCGTTGTCTCGCTGGCGAGCAGCTGTTCGAGGGTCAGCGCCTCACGGTTGGCGACCCGGGACCAGACCCAGCGGTCCCACCAGCCCATCGCCTACCGCTTGGGTGGGGCCTCCCGAGCTGCGCGACGGGGAAGCGCACGCAGCTCGGGAGGAATCGGGTCGCCCTTGGCGATGACCACCCGGGAGCCGTTGCCGTCCTTGTCGAGCTCACCGACTAGGAGGTCATGCTCGGCGAGTTCCACGTCGGCGGGGTCGGGCCGGTTCCGGATGCCGGCCGCTTCGCCGATGCGGCGCTCGAAGTCGGGACCCTTCTCGGCGAGCTCGGCGCCCGGCGCTGCCAGTTCGTCCACCATCAGGCACGCACCCCTGTGTCGACCACGAACGCCGATGGCTGCGCCAGCTGCACATCAGCGCGGAGATAGGCCAGAAACGCATAGGTCAGGCTGTCGGCGAGGTAGCGTTCGCCGAGGAAGCGAAGGTTGAAGTCGGTGCGGATGCCCACCAGCAGCTGGGACCAGTCGGCCGTGAACACATAGCTCGTGTCCGTGCTCGTGCCCGTGGTCACGGTGATGGGGATGCTCTTGGTGGTGAGCATCGGGAGCAGGCCGCCCGGCGCGGCCAGGTAGGCGTTGGTCGTCGCTTCCTTCAGCTTGGACAGCGACGTTGACGACCGGGGCGCCTGCACGTGGGCGTTGGGCTCGAACCCGGCCGCCCGCACCGCGCCGATGGCGTCCAGCCACCAGTCGTAGTTGGTGATGGCCGTGCCGTTGGCGCCGTGCAAGGTCAGGGTCACGCCCGACTGGTTGAGCACGCCGCGCGGCTCCGGCGCCGAGCCACTTCCCAGCAGCGCCACCCGGTCGAGCTCCACGGCCATCTGCCCGGCGAACGACCGGGCGATGATGCCCTCGGAGCTCGGGTCGGCGTCCTCGAAGAGCTCCACGGACAGCTGCACCAGCCGGACCAGGGTCCGGGCGGTGAAGGTCACCCGGTCGAACACCATGTCGGCCGCCGTGATGGTGGCGCCCTCCGTCTTCCACGCCGGGGTGCCCTCGGAGGTGAGCCGGGCCAGCGCGAGGGTTTGGCTGGTCATCGGGACCGTCTGCGCGCCGGCCTGGAAGACCCGGGTCTGGTTGCGGGCCAGGTCGATGACCCGGGCCGAGAGGGGCGCCGGCACGAGTGCCCCGCCCGCGCCGACCGTCGCCTCGGCCAGCGCGCGCTCATGCTCGGCGCCGTCCCATCGCGCGGTCGCCAGTCCGCGGAGGTAGCGGTCGAAGCTGAGCTCGTGGTCGGCCGGCTCGAACGCACCCCGGGCCTGCAGCCAGTCATGGACCGACTGCTCCCGGGTCAGAACCGGGTCACGCGGCGCGGCCGGGCCAGGCCTGCGGGTCTGCGCAGCCCGGAGCTCGGCCACCTGGTCGGCAAGCACCTGCTCGATGCGGTCATCGAGCTCCCGCACCTCGACCGCGCGGGCGGTGTGCTCGGCGAGCTCCTCGCCGGTCAGGTCGCGCTGCTCGTCTGCAGCGCGGGTCAGGATGCCGTCGTTCGTGGTGCGGAGGGCGGCGCGCTGGCCGCGCAACTGGTCGAGCAGGTCGGGCACGGGCGAAACCTCATTGGCGGCGGTCGGGCCAGGGGGAGGCCCGAGCTCGCCCATAGATTACCTCCATGGCGCCAGGGAGAGGAAATCAGCCAGGCTGATAGCTAGTTCGCCTCCGGATGGCAGCGCCCGCGGAGTTCGACCCGGGCATAGACGACCAGGATGCGGCCCCAGGCGATGACGGTTGCGAACTCCTCACCAGCGCGCACGGCCACGTCGCCCTGGTCGCCAGCGACCAGCAGCGCCCGGCCGGCGTCCTCAAGGCTGGTGCCGTACACCTTGGCGAGCTCCTCGCGGGCACGGTCGACCAGGTACAGGTGTTCCTGGTCGGTGAGGCCGCCCTCATGCTCGCCGATACGGGCGAGCAGGCCGTCCGCTACCGCGAAGTGCTCCAGGTCCTCCTCACGCACTAGGCCGATGCCTCCTCGCTCTTGGCGCTCTTGGCGGCCTCTTCCTCGGCTATCTGCTGCTTGAGGTAGGCGAGTTGCTCCTCCCGCGACCGCGGTTGCGGGTCGACGCTCCGAGGCTGAGGGGCGTCGGTTGGCTTCCGTAGCCCTCGGCGCTCTAGCTCTCGCTTGACGGCATCCGGCACGGGTGGAGGTTCGGCCGCGTCGGCGACGACGCTTGCGTCGGCGTCGCCGACCACATGTTTCTCTCCTTGAAGTTCAACAACCTTGCTTAAAACCTTAGGAGCCGTTTCCGCTGGTCGTGGGCTTAGAAGTAGTCCACTAGATTCGCTGAGCGAGTCCACTAGCGGGTCTGGTGGCCTCTGAGCGAGTCCACTAGCGGTGCTGAGCGAGTCCACTAGAGGAATCGTCAAGAGTTGTGGATCGTCGGCGCTGGCACGATCACGCGGCGACCTCCTCAACGTCGTTAGGACGCTCGA